ACAGGTGACGAAGTATTCTTAGTAGCTTCCATGCACTTAGAGTAGTTATCAGTGCAAATCCATGGCATTAATAGTATAGATGCACCACCAATAGAATAATCAATAGGATCAGAGTAAGCCACCACGTTATCGTAGTCTTGGAGAAGAAGGTGCGGAGAATTGACATCATTTGTATTTTTAAAAAAGGTATCATGATTCCCGACAATCATAACAATATTAATATTTCTTTTTTTAGCTTGATCAAAGAAGTATTCTCGGCACGAGTTTAAAGTATTAAAATTAATATACTTACGACGATCAAAGCAATCACCCAGGTGAATAATTGTACTAATGCCTTGCTTGTCTATCTCTGGCCAAAAATACTCCTCATAGAACTTCCTAATGAAATTATCAATAGGAATGCTATCTGATCTAGCACCGAAAATGCGTATCAGTAATTAAAGCGACGTGCATACTGATCCTCCTTTTAATTTACAATTGTTAAAATGCCAACGTTTCATAGTATTACCACCTGTTTTATTGCAATGCGGGCATGTTAATATAAGCCCTTTTGTATTGTGAATTACTTCTCCGCTAATATATCTTGGATCAGTTTTTTCTACATGAAATATATTACCTTCTTTATCCTTAACAGTAATTTTACCTTTGTTAATAGATTTTAAGATACCCGTTAAGTACCGCGGATCCTCTTTTGATACCCTAATATTTTTTTCTATATCGGGATCAAAAACTACTAAAGTATTAAATGAAAAAGATTTTGAACCAGTTTTACCTTTAGACGGATTATTATTTAACATTCTTTCTTTACTATCTGGTCTTTTTTTACCAAATAACGGATGATTAGCACCTTTAAATAGGGGAGGCATACCTCCCCCTAAAGTGAGATTATAACAGTCTGGACTATCAATAAGCTCTTGTGTTACTAATTGCGCCTCTTCAATTAATGCAGATTCGTAAGAAGGATGAAAGTTTATAATTTCTCTTTCAAAAGAATCTTTACCGTAATGCTGAATAGCATCATTAAGGTACTTTCCAGAACCTAAATAATTATCCTTAATATTTCTTGTAGCATGAACCCCTATATAAAATTTGCCATTATTTTTATTAACTGTTTTATATGTAAAGTAGTATTTCATATACCCCCCTTACATATATTTATAACGGATACACATTAGATATCAGTTACTAGCGCGACCTTAGTCATTAAATTCGTTATCTTCTCTATGGCCAATACGCATTGCCATATTAGCATCAGTCTCACGAACTTCTACTCTACTACACCAGATACGATCTTTCTCCCCATAACTAGGTAAGAAGATCGTGTTAATATATTCGTATAAGAAGTCAGCAATACCTTCACAACCAGTCTTTTCTACTTCAGTAATTTTTGCTAACTTTAACCTACCTAACTCCAGTAAGTGCTCTCGCATCGGATCATCCTGAGCTACTAACAGTGTATGATCGAACCAGTCTTCAAGACTGTTCTTTAAAGGCTTCAAACCACCAAAGTCCATTACCCAGTTGCGTACATCAAGCGTATCGGATTCAAATTCAAAGTGAAACGAAAGGGCATAACCGTGAACTAAATTACAATGACTATCTGCGCGCCATTGACGATACGCAACCGGTCCTAGTTGCTTATATGTTTTTGTACTAATATATTTTGCCATTTTAATCCTTAATATTTCTTATCATGTTCTTTATTGATACCATAATCGCCATCATACAAACTTAACGCCTCAGCGTTGAAACTGAGGTATTGGCCAACCCTTGTACCTTTTTTAATACGAACATCACCCACTGTAACGTGCAATACACCGGCCATGACGCCGTGGTAACCAGAATCATAAAGCCCTGAAGTGATAAAACAGCCGTTGCGATTAAGAGTTGACCTAGTAATGACCCAGCCAGCTTCACCTTCGCCAACATGGATGATGTTCTCCATAACGATCTCATAAGACCCCGGTGAAAGCGCATAAAAGTCTTCTGCGTCTGGTAGGATCTCTTCAGAACCTCGATGTTTTTTATAATCATTAGTAATCTCAAATAGGTTGGGTAGGATACGGAATACTTTATCTAGCCGCAGGTCAATTGCATTAGCTTGACTATCACCATCTTGCACGTTAGTTAGAGTAGACCTACTACTCGGCCCTAATATATGCTTCATTCTTTATCCTTTCCTTTAAGAGATTTCTTTTTTGCTTCCTCTTCACTCAATTGAGCTTGAATGAATATGCTCTTCATAAAGTTTCTCTTCTCCCGGTCGGAGATAGAGGCAACAAAGCATTTATATTCTTTTTTAAATTTAAAAGCGCTAGTAGGTTTCATGTAGTCTCAGGTATATAGTAGGGGTTTTCAAAAGTATCAAAGTATGCAACAGGTTCAAGAACTTTAAATTCTAAATTTATTTTATGAACAACATTGGGTGGTAGATATAACGAACCGTCAAATTTTGTAGAGGAGAAGTTAAGATCCATATCGTAATACATGGGTGAGATTTCATTTCGAAATACAAACAGATCATTACCATTATACATTAAACATGCAAATGTTCCATCTATTCTGGATAATGAACTCCAACCATAGTTAAGTATTTGCTCCTGAAGCCATTGCGTATCCCAGGTACCAGGTGATAAAGACTTCTGCTTTATAATTCCATTATGCCATAGGTAACAATCTCCATATACAGACGGGTGAATGTTATCAGCTTCGGTGGTAGGTGCTTGTGTATGTGTTATGTAGTAACTACCATCTGCAAGTTCAGATATAAGAGACTCAGGTATTTTACCTAACCCTTGATCTAAAGATAAGTTCTTTACTTTTTGTTCGTCATATTGAAACGCTGAAAGAGAGTAACTTACCTCTCCTCTGTATGCGTTCAATTTATAAAGCTCTTCTAGTTTCTTTTTATCAAAAGATGCAACTATAGCACACATATTAGACTTTCATTTTTTCTATCAGCTTATCCCAAGGTATAATTTTGGAATACGATATAAGATCTCTCTCCCCAACCTTTGCAAAGTTAGCAATTCTCTCTGAACAACTAGGACATTCACCGCATGACTCGTGTTGATCGTTAGGATTATAGCAAGTTAAAGTAAACGCTAGTAAGTTAAAACTATTATCTAACTCTTTAAGAATATTTAATTCCTCAAACTTAGATAGCTTACTAAACGGTGCTATCAACTTAATCTTAATAATACGATTCTCTGATAGTAGATCATTTACTTTATCTACCCAACGCTTAGATGTATCATGATACCCGTATTCATCATGTACTTGTAAGCCGGTCACAATAGTATCTACATTATTTACTTCTGCATAAGCAGCTGCAATAGACATTAAAATCATATTACGGTTAGGTACATATGTCTTTGGTCTAGGATCACCGAGTACATCTTTAATCGTTGGCATCTCAATATCAGTATCTACATTAGCAGAAAAACCAATGCTAATATCACCAAGGAAAGATGCATCGATAATCTTATGTCTTACCCCTAGTATATAAGTAGACATAGTTGCCATTTCAATCTCACGTTTTTGCTTCTGACCATAGAAGAAAGTAAGAGCAGAAACATTCTCCTTACCATACTTCTCTACAGCCAAACGCATAGTGATAGTCGAATCCATACCCCCAGATAGGATAACTACACAACCGGTAGTATCTGGTAATAGTTTAATAGCCTCACTTACCTGCATGACGTTCTTTCTGAATACGGTGAATATAAACTACAGAATCCATAAGCTCTTCCTTTAGATGTTGAATCCATTGATCAAACTCTAAATCCGTACGTTCAGTAGTTACACCGTACTTAGCAAATCCTACCTCAGCACGATTAACAAACTCATCGCAGATTTCATTAACATTATTATCCCGAGCTTTATTCATTATACTCTCTCTCGTTGGAAAAGCATCCCATTCATTTAAACTTATTGGCATTATTGTCTCGCAGTTTTAGTACAGAAATTATAACTATCGATAACTGGTGCTAGCCGGTAGAGCTCATAGTTAGAAGCTCTAGTCGGGTTAATATCAATACCACCACGGCGAGTATATAGACAGGTTACTAGTAGTTCTTCAGGTTGAAGGAGATCATAAAGCCTCTTATAAATGCATTCACAAATCTCTTCGTGAAAATGATTTTCTTTTCGCATACTAATAATATACTGCAACAAAGACTCAGGTGTAACAGACGTCTTACCTTTAATATGAACGTATACATCACCCCAATCTGGTTGATTAGTTACTCGGCAATTTGATCTCAACGAATGCGACCGCCAACGTTCAAATCGCCCAATACTCGGTACCACTTCTAGAATATCAGCACTCTCATTATACCGATCAAAATTCATCTTATTGACATTACAATAAGACTCTAACGATACAAAGTCCCCAGTCATAGGCCTGCTAGTATCGATATCACCGGTACGTAAAAATACTACTACCTCTAGACCAA